TTCACCATGAAAATATTCAAACTCTGCAACGACATCATTATCATTGATCGTGATCTTCTTAGCTTTCCCGATCTGTTTCCTGAGATCATAGTAATTATGATCCGCCAATAGGACAGGATGTTTCATGTAGCCTTTTAGCGATGTCTTAAAAGATGAAGGCAGAACGATGTCCCCATCCCGATCCGAATCTTTCGTGCTGATAACAGCGGTCAACGTCTTCTTATCTTCATTGACATCTTTGACCTCACCTCTAAAGAACTTTGCAATCATTTCCATACCTTTTTTCCCCTTTACTTTGCGAATAGTCGGCAACGACAGTTTGCAACCTCACCGACATCCCCTGCGGCTTGATCGCCCGGGTGCATTAATCCATTAACAAAAGTCTTATCAATATCAATGAAACTCTGAGATTGACACCTAATATGCGAATCACGGACGTGTTCATCATGTGCAGTTTCCCAAGATTTTTCTGTCATGCCCGCATCTTTATAATATGCCATAGCACCACCATTCATCGCACCAGTTGTTTCTGTGCGAGCAATCAACTTTGATCTTGATCCTGCATTGTTGAAGAACTCTCTTGTCACATCACGAACGCCACGAGCGATCTCAGTCATTGTGCCACCTGAGATAACGCCATTCTTCAAAGCCTTCTCAATCTGAGCCAACAACATCTTTCGGATTGTCCTGTTGATCCCTGTGATCTTATCTAAACGTAAAGCGAAATAAGAGTTCAATACACCATCGGTTTCAGAGATACCTGTTTCAGCATCCTGAATCTCTTTTGCGATTGTCGGTGCTTTACCCTTGCCAATATCATCCTCTGCTGAATTGATACCTGCCTCAACCGCTTCCCTGATTAAAGGGGCAACCAACTTCTTGATTGAATCATCTGCTGATTCCCAGTTGATCCCTAAATCAAGAACACCCAACACATTGTCAGGCAGTTCCAAAATATCTTTCCTCAAATTATAGAAGTGACGTTTGACCTTCTTTGCCATCTTTGCTTCGATCCGCTCATGCTTAGTCAGGAATCCTTTAATGACCGCTTCCATATGCTCACTACCTTCAAAAGCCTTCTCAATAGGATCAACAGACTTCTCGGCAGGTTTCTCTGGATCAACAGGTGCTTCGCCCGCAGGTGATAGAGTCGCATTGATCCACCATTGATCACCCCATGGCTGTTCTTCAAAGCCCATTTCCAATTTATCATTGATCTCGTTACGAGTGAATCCCATCTTGAAAAGCGTTTCAGCGGTCTTGACCTTATTATCCATATCCTCTGAAAAGGCGGGGACATTCTTGAAATTGAACTTCAACTTCGTGCCTTTGACATACTTCGCCATGTATGTCATATTCAAAGAATCCTCAACCTTTCGTAGCATTGGGGATATCTGATACTGCCAAAACATCTTCATCTGACCTTGGAACGTGGCATAATTGATTGAGTCTGTCACATTGAACAAAGACTTTGGCACACGCCATTGACCTGTGATTTCATCCCGAACCAACTTCTTTTGCTCAATGAAATCCATTTCCTTATGGCTCTGGACAGTCTGCTTGACCTTCAATCCGCCTTCAAGTAAACGAGCCTTGAACGCATTTCTCACACCCTGAGATCGGTTGTTCCATGATTCAGTAAGATACTTCTTCTGATCAGCACCAAGAGATTGATCCGTTTCCAGAGTAATACCCGGCGACGCATCGTTCTCAAAGAATTTCTTGTTATATAGTAAGGAGAAATAATCGATCGCTATTTCGTTCTTGAGTGAACTTCTTGGAGATAAACCACGATTTTTGTTCTTTGGATTGAAATCTTTAATGGCGCACACATCTTCAATGGCATAATCCTTCTTGCCGATAGTCCATCCCAATAGCTGTTTTGTATTCTCATCAACCTTCTCTTTGACAGTCTTTGGATCGATCACTATCAAAGAAGGCAAATTTGCACCTGATTGTTCCCCAAGGGTCTTTGAATCAATAAGAATGAAGGCTTCGCCCTCTAAAGCATAATATCCACATATCCTCCCAACGAAATCATTGTAGGACACCCCCCTAGATGGCATATCAAACCTGTCAGCAAGTGGATCGTTCTTGACGACCTCACCGGATCTATCAATAAACTCCAACTTAGCCTGTGGTGCATTATCAATAATGGCTTTGACAGGTTTGTACACTGAGGAAATTGTCGAGTAAGTATCTGAATCGATTGCACCAGTATCTTTTCCCGATCCAAACAACTTCGCCCAATTTATTGTTTTCTGAACGTGGTTTTTAAATGTTGCTACAAATTCATCAAAGCCCATTTGTTCTTCGGCTTCTGCTTTTTTATCTTCGGAATTTTTATCTCGTCGGGGAAAATCAAATAAACCCATTGGACTCCATTCGTCGGTTTCAAAATATTATTATATTTCAAAACCCTTCCGGGTTTTTGATACTTTTATTATGCGGGATGGTTGCTGTTTCGTCAAGAATAAATCATAATTTTTTAATGTCTTTTTCTTATTCCTTTTCCTTTTCTTTTTCTTGTCTTTTTCTTCAAGGGTATACATACCCTTTGGTAACCCTTTAATATTGTGAATGACCTGTGGATAACTTTTCTTAAAGATCAGTCACACTAATCTTGCTTGATCGTATATAATCTTCCAAAGCATAACGAACCGCATCAGGTGAATGATTGGAAGCATCAACAGGAATTGGCAATATTTCGTTTGTATTACGATCGACCTTCCATTTGTAATTAGAGAAATCCCCAATCGATCCTTTGCATCTTGGATTGATATAGATCCTGCGAAATGACCTCAGATACTCAATACCATCAGCAACAGAGCCTTGCCCCTTCTTAGCACCATCAATACTGAATCCATCCTGTCTGATATGAGATATCGTTTCAGGACGTGATGAATCACCAACGATCCGCCATCTTCTCGATTCAGGGACAGTATCATATAAAACCGCATGATCTCTGATCTCGACACCTATCCCATACCCCTCATAATCAATCATGAGATCCTGAATGTTCTTTTCATTAGCGGGAGTTTCAATCTCATTGATCCAACACCTGACAAGACAAGTCGGATCTTGGCTGAACCCGAAGTCAGCACCAAAGAAGAACCGAGATCCTTCAGGCGTTTCAAAGTCCTCAATGAATATCTTCCCCTTGAATATGCAAGCATCCCCATATTTCTTAGGCTTTCCCATCCAAACGTGTTCATACTTCTCGAAGTCCGTTCTCTTGTCGTACTCCATTTCCATCCTCAGAACTTCAGGAAACCAATCATTGTCACGATAATTCATCAGAGCCACAGCACCACGCTCAACGATCACCGGCTTTCCTTCTTTCTCAACGAACCTTGTGTATGTTGACGACTTAGCATCATCAGGATTGAATGACACAATGATCTCAGAATTAGGCTTTCTGATCGTAGGAATCAAGACTTCCCAACTTTCATAGCCCACCTTCTCTGCTTCTTCAACCCACACGACATCCAAACCCTCAGTCGACTTGATCTCCGATATGTTATGCCTTAGCCCCTTAAACAAGAACTCAGACCCATTAGCACCAAAGATTCCGTCCCTTTGCACAACAAAGGCAGAATCCAAACCTAAATGGCTGATTGTATCGGATAATAACTTATGAACTGAATCTCTGATCGATGATTGAATCTCTCGAGTGCATAGCACCCTGATCTTTTCTTCGTAGGCTCTCAAGACAAGATGGATGCCAACAGACCACGACTTCCCTGATCCACGACCACCATATAAAACCTTATATCGTTTGTTCTTCGACCACAACACCCTCAACGCTTTGCCGGGGATCTGGATCTTCTGTTTCTGGTTCTGGATCAACACCGATCACCTCAATATGTATTGGCAAGGCTTTATTCCCGCCCTGAATGATTCCGTTATTAATTAGGTTTGCTTTTTCCTTCCAATTCTCTGGATCTCTATTTGATAGGAAGTACTTCTGGGCAGATACATCACCCGACAACGCTGACTTGTAAAGGGCATCCTCGACCAGATGCACCCTCGCCCGCTTCGCCCATGTGATTGCCTGTCTGAAGTGAACATCGCCCTCAAGCCATTTGTAATATGTCCCCCGGCTTATCCCGGCATCTTGACAAGCAATGGAAATCGAACTGCCCATGCGTAAACTACCTGCCAAGGTATTCTTGATCTCCCTCTTGTTCATAATTCTTATATCTCTCGCCCTACCCATACGCCCCTCTCGGTCAGATGTTTCTTTTGTTCATCGGTCAATTTTCTTGGGTTTTTCTCAAAGTGCTTGAGATCATTGATCTTACGTTGCTCTGTTGACCATTCTAAATCTTCTGGTGTATTCATCGTTGTTCCCCTATAAATTTATAGTCATGGTATCGCCGTTTCCCAATTCAATGACAATATTGTATCTCTTGCCGAAGTTTCCTGGTTGATTAAAATGAAACTGGAGGCTTTTTTCTGCACCATTCATTTCAAAGAAAGATGTTAAGTCTACATTTAATGCCGATTGAATCTTAATAAGGATATCTAGAGCGGGGATTAAATTATGGTTCTCAATCTTCGAGATATAAGTTCTATCGATACCCGCTTTTTGGGCGAGTTCTCGCATTGTTAGGTTTAGTGCCTTCCTTTTTTCTCGGATAATTGATCCTAAGTTTTTATTTTCCATATCAATCCTCCTCCTTAGGTGCTGATTGAATCATTCATGACTGTTACCAATGAAACCATAAATAATATAATGATCAGATGCTTCATATCCTATCCTTTCTTAGTTTAAAAGACTGATACCATAATTAATAATCTTATCTTGCATTTCTTTTCTAGCAGCAGCAGCAGCAGCATAAGCAGCATAAGCAGCAGCATAAGCAGCATCATCAGCAGCAGCATAAGCAGCAGCAGCAGCAGCATAAGCAGCATCATCAGCAGCATAAGCAGCATAAGCAGCAGCATAAGCAGCATAAGCAGCAGCAGCAGCAGCAGCAGCATAAGCAGTAGCATAAGCAGCATCATCAGCAGCATCAGCAGCATAAGCAGCATCCTTTTTATTCTTACTTGACGGGTTTTTAATACATTTCTTCGCCGCTTCAATAGCTAAACGAGGTTTCTTATTATCGGGATATTTCTTTTCATAAATATCAATAACCTGTTCAGCTGC